TTCAATGTTTTGGATACGGAGCCGATAGCTTCCGTCTTTGTAGCAAAGGTTCCGCTTGGCTGCATGCTAGAGATAAAGTCACAGACAACCATCTTAAGGTTGTGGCTCTTTGCAATCTGATTGGCTCTGTTGATTAGTGTGTCCAGGCTTGTCGAGTAGACGATGTGCAGTCGGGCCATGGCTTGAGAGTGGTGCCCTGCCCTCCAGAGCACATGCTCAATCTCCTTGGGATCTGCTTCCTGGTAGGGGCGGATGCAGTCAGTGCCGGTCATCATGCTGAGGGCCTTGAGGCCAATCTCTGCTGCGTCCATCTCTACACTGCAGTAGAGAACATGAGCTTTGTTATCCATGTTTAGCATTTGCATTGATAGCTGAGTAGCTAAGGTTGTCTTGCCGACACCTGGCCTTGCGCCCAGGACGATGAGTCTTCCGGGAGAGAGGCGTACAGTCTGATCAAACTTCTTCCATCCTGTCTTAACTGCCGGGAGGAATGTCTGCTTGGCTCCGTGGATAACACCATCAAGAGCTGTCAGTACTGTGGAGTTCTCCGGCTTCCTCTTCTCCAGTAGATCAAGAAGGTTCCGTGTACGACTCTCAGCCGTCTCCAGATCGCCTTCTCCCCCGAATGCAGCCCTGAGTGCGGCATTGGCATTCTCTGCGATACAGCGCAGCCTATGGTGCCTGATGATTGTCTCTTTGGTGGTGGGTATATCAACGAAGCCATCTGCACAGCCATCTATGATCTCATAGACATACTTCTCTCCACCGGCAGTTTCCAGTGCTGCATTTCTTCGGAGCGATTCCACAACGGCTCCAGGAGTAGGTGCCCCAGAGTCTTTAAGCTGCTCCCTAATGGCTTGGTAAATAAGCTGGTGGCTTATCGAGGAGAAATGGTTTCGCCCTAGATCCTCTGTCCATTCAGGAGGAGGTTCAAAGGAAAGCATGATTGTTCCAAGGAAGGACCGTTCACATTTGGTTGTTGATTGCTGCAACTTGTTCTGCTGCGGCTCTGAGGATTCTGGCATATTGACTATTCCTGTGGGCGTAGAGAGCACATGCTGCAGCGTCAGCGGCGTGTCCTCTCTGTGTTTTGGGCAAGCGGCTAAGGAACTCCTCTAGTTCAGGATGGAGTTTGATTAGCTGTTCTTCTACTTCTGTCTTACTGGCGGATCCGCTCTTGCAGAATTCCGACTTCACCTCCTTGGGGCTGTACTGTTCTATTGCCGCACCTCGTTCAAAGGCTAACGAATAGATAGCGCCCCGTGCTAAACCCAGCAGCTTATCACTGGGCATCCGAGTCCAACTCTCTGCCTCTACGGCAAGGAGAACTGGTCGAATAGAGTCTGTGTACATTGTGAGTATGTTCTTTAGCGAGCCATACAGATCCCCGGTACGCCTGGTGTTGTCTTCCCAGAGCGGGATCTTCTTGGTTGTCTTCTGAGTCCTGATGACTCCGACTGCCTTAAACACTGGGCTAGGGCCTTCCCCTCCCCCCCTACGGGGGGAGAGGAAGGCATACCCACAGCTAGCAAAGCCTGGATCAATACCCAGGATCATTAGAAGGGAGCGTTGTCAGAACAGGGAGCAACCTTGTTCACGTTAATGTAAGTCTTCCCGTCATACTCACGCTGAGTAATAGCCACTTCGTACGTACGTCCCTTGCACCCGCTTACTGCAGATGCCCATTCGACCCAGGAATCAGGCTCACCTTCGAGGTTGAAGTCCCGGTAAATACGAGCAGCCTTCCAGGCAAGGTTGTCAGCGTGCTTAACCGTATCCCAGATACGACGCTTAGCTGAGTCTCCTTCACGAATCTCGTAAGTAAGAGAGGTCTTGGATACACCATCAAATGGATCCGTCTCCGTCTCTACTTCAAGTAAGCTGCAGTTATAAGTCCCTGGTTCCAGCGGCGTGAACTCAGTGGCTTCGTTTTGGTGGAATGCTTCTTTAAATTCTGTACTCATGTGTCCTCCTATTTGAGTACGTTAACAAAACCCTGAACGTCCTTCATGGTACGAACAGGGACTACTTTGGCGCCGGGTAGCTCGAAGAGCGGTCCCCCGGCAGCCAAGGTCTCCATAAACCTACACTTAGCAACCTGTTGGGGATCCTTTGTGAGATCAATCAGGTGGTCTCCAGGGTTCAGGTTCTTTCCTTCGAGTTCCTTGGATACAACCTTCATGCGTCCAACTAGATCAAACTGCCCAACAATATCTGCTCGGTCATTCTTAGGACACTCAGGTGCGTAGTACCCAGGCAGTCCTTCAACCTCTCCAATTGTTTCATGGGATAGAACCAGGACATGCTTGCCGGTCTTCGTAAGGTTCCTTAGTTCGAGCAATGTTTCCTTAAGCTGACGCTTACGTTCACCGTACATGGGCAGTGTGGCCTGCTTGATCCCGCAGATGCTTCGCAGGAAAGACCAACACATCTCACTGAGGGTATCGATAACAACCAGGCCAACGTCATTGCGAGATCTTATCTCTCGAATAGTCCTGGCAAGCTCAGTTCCCATTCCAAGCATAGGGTCAGACAGATCGTAAAGCTCTACGCCCTTACAGTCCGTCTGTTCCAGTGCAGTTCTAATCCCAATCTCAAAGTCAAAGATAATCGTTTTCTTCTTCTTCTCCTCCATTGCCTTAGCCATCCTAGAGGCCAAGGTACTTTTACCAGCGCCAGGTGGGCCATAGATGAGCAGCATGCTGCCCTTCTTAGAGTTCTTCCAATCAACAGGCTTAAGCATCACACATCTCCAATAGAAACCCTTCTTCCAGGGCATTCGCATAAAAGTAAGGGGCGACATTGTATCGAAACCCCTCGGCAACTTTGTTCAATCTGGCATTGCTCGTGGTCTTGTAGTCTACGATGTAGATGTTTCCCCATTCGTCGTGGGCTACAAGGTCTGGCTTGCAGGTCATCCATGTCTTTGTCTTTGGCCATAGATAGGCAAAGCGTTCTTCAACATGAAGAATCTTTGTGAGCCCTGCCATGCCAATGCGAAAGAGTTCGTGACCTACGCACCAGGCTTTCCAAATGTCCTTTGAAGCAGTAGCCTTGTCCTCTTCGGAGAAGTTTCCAAGCAGTCCTTCGGCTTGCTTCGTGTACTTCCTCTGAAGCAGGGAATCATTCTGCAGTTCAACCCAATGCTCTCGATCGAGCTTCATTGCAGATTTCCCAATCAGCTCTGCTGCAAGGTGACAGAAGGTTCCTTTAAGACGAGCACTGTAGTGGCTGTAAGACTTATCAATCTTCTGCTTCTTGATGTACTCGAACCACCACTTTCGCTGGCACCTAACGTATGTCCTTACCTCTGAGGGACTAACGCTAGAGCCAGGCTTCTCTCTACTAAGAACCTTTCGAGGTGCCTTTCTGCCGTGTGTGTCCAATAGCCTGAAGCTTTGAATCCCGTCGTAGTCTGAGTCTACGGTGCCCCACCAGTCGTCGATGTTTCCGTCTGGATTGGCATGGCACAGATCCAACCAGTCGCAGTCCGGATTCCTACATCCGAAAGGGTTCCTTCCTGGTACAGACCTATTTCCCCGCATTCCTCTGGGGACCCACACCAACTCATCGGTAATTGATTCAATATCTTCTCTCGTGATCGGAAAGTCCATCCGATACGACCAGGCATATTTATCTCTCTCAGTTAAGTGTTCATAGGTTTCCTGGTTGACCTCCTGATCTATTGACTTACATGCTTCCGCATAGGACTCCGCTGTTATGTCCTGTCGTTTGTCGTGGCTCACCTTCCTATTCTTAAGAATCTTAGGTGCTCCTGGAAGTACAGGCCGAGCAAGTGCATACCGAATAAAATACATGGTCCTCCTTTCTTAGTTCGGCTTCGCCATCCTACCAAGAAACATTTTCTAGTAAAGTCAAAAAGCACAAAGCCAAGCCTTTTCAGGAGCCTGGCTCTGTGCTGCGGGTTTAACGGAAATGTTGTGAACTATTAGGCAATAGTATTCTTCTTATCCATGAACCAATCATGTGCATTGCAGTAACGATTGATAACCAAAGAGGGTGAGCCTTTCTTCAGGCCCCAGGTAGCTGCGTTGTAGAGTGACCATGCAGTGCGTTCCTCGAAGGCATTGAAGTTAGGGTTGCGCCAGTCTTCTACTGCTGCGGACATCTGCACTGGGGTGAGAAGCTTGTGACCAAACATCCGACCAAGGAACTCATAGCCTTCTTCCTGGTGTACCTGGAGTTCCTCAAGCTGAGCCTTGGCTTCTGTAAGCTTGACGAACTGTTGCTCCAGCTTAGGGATTGCCTGGTAAAGCAGGTAGTCGAACTCAGTTAAGACGTTCTTGGTATGCCGCTTCATGAACTTAACGGCATCAGCACTCATCATCATGTTGTCACAGATGAAGACCTTGCCTCCTCCGACAAAGCCAACAGACATGCTCTTGTCATAGCTGTTACGAAACCCAACGCTAATGTCTAGATGAGCCCAAAGAGTTGCTGCCCTTCACGAGCTAGACCGAACTGCTTATCAGCTACTTCGTACTGAGGCAGGTGATGCTTTAGTTGTACCTCAATGGTGTCGATCAAATCACCATGTGGCATTGGAGTATAGGTCCTGGTTGTATCAGGTACAGGGACCATACGAACGTCCATCTCAGTGGATGGATTCTTGGCGCATAGAATGCTCATAGCCAATCTCCTTTTAGGTCTGCTCTAAGTTCATTGGGAGTGATGGGTGCTCCTCCGTCGAGGATCTCCCTGATTTCGTCTTCGCTCTTTTGGGATCTCCGATCCAGGAACTCAATTGCCTCCTTCGTTTCTTGGCCGGACCAGTTAATGATTGATACGGGGTTACGATCAACCGAGCCTGGTGGGTGCTCTGTCCATTGATAGGCACGATTGCCTCCTTCATAGCTATGGAGTGTGACAAAGCCACCCATGGGGATGTCCTTCCAGTACATGTTATTCTTCACGGAGATCGCTCCATTCAATGTCGATGATTCTGCCATCATCAACCTCCTCGAAGCCTGCGTCCCCGTCGATGCTGAGGCTCTTGGCATGACGCCCTCCGATGTAGATCTCAGTAGCCCCATCAAGTACCTCATCATCAGGGGTATTGACCGGGACAATGACATCGTGGATGACGATGACCTCGTGCCTGACATAGACTCTGGCATTTGCGTATTTGACTGGGTTATCCAAGGTAGCTCCTTTCTAGAGCGTGTTTGATTGTCTGTTGTAGCTTCTTTAGTGCTACACGTAGCTCATCACGGTCAGCGATAAGATCATCGTGCCTACTCAGGATCTGCTTCATCTTCTTGCGGTGCTCCCTTAACTCCTTGCGGGTAAGGCTCAGCGCTTCTTCAGCATCCTGTACCTTCTGGGTACGTCTAGCGCACTTGCGTTCCTCTTCATCGAGTTGCTTCTGCAATCTCTTCTTGTCACGCTTATGCTCTTTGATCTCGTCAGCTAGGATGGTCATTCGACTGCCTCCAGATCATCTTGGCTGTGGTACATGCACTTGCCGTCGACACCATCAGAGATGCTGCCGCACTCAGTACGGATGCACTTGGTGCCATGCACTGCCTCAAGCTCAGCTACCCGCCCAATCAGATTCTTGATTGCGATGGACTGCGCACCGAATCTGGCACTGTCTTCACCCAGCTTGACCCGGCGTAGGTCATCGGCAAGCCTCTCGATGCGTTGGAACAGTTCACCCTGGATCTCTCCGATCTCATTGACCCTGGTATCCAGAGTGGCAACGAAGTCAGCACCGGCTACCTTGCCCAGTGCTTCAGCTACTGCGTTGGCAACAACCTTGTTAAGCTCGTGCGTGTCCAACTCAATGTCGATGCTCGCTGTGTCTACCATTGCATGAACAAGGCAGGGGGGTTCAGGATAATGAATGGTAGTCATGATGCCTTCTCCTTCTTCTTCCATTCTTTGTGGGCTTTCTCGCGAAGAACCTTCTCTAGGCTCTGTGCAACTTCAATCGCAGATACGACTTCCTCCAATGCGATCTGCTCAATGCCTTGTAGAAGTAAGTCCCTTAGCTCCTCGCGGTGAAGCTGAAAATGGAGCGTAGTATTATCTCTAGATGACATAATGTGATAACGGAGATCACTGTGCTTTGACCGGCCAACAACCGATCGTCGCAATGTGATTGAGTAGCTTTCATCGAAGTCTCTCCTTCTTACTTTGATGGATAAAGGAACAAGTTCCATAATGCTGTAACCCCTTGCATGGTTAAGAGCCTCAGCGTCTACACGCTCGTGCTCCAGTAAGTCTTTAGCGCGCTCGATGTCCGCTTCCTCGTGCGTCACAATCTCGTACAATCTCTCTTCTAAATCTTTCACTCGAACTCCTCGGGCACCCAGCCCGCCAGGGCGTAGGGGCCCAAGGGAGGGCGAGGGCAGCAGGGCTACTCTGGCTCCCCGGCAGGCTTCGCCTACAGAGGTAGGTGATAGTAGTTAGTAGTTGGAAGGTACGACTATTACTACGGTATGTGCGTCAACACGGTACGCGTTTCAGTAGCCCACAAAAAAAAGCTACAGTAACCCTGAGGCTAC